GGGTCGCGATATGTCGCGCCCACCCGTTCGCGTTCCGGCTTTGGTTGCTGGCGTCGCAGCCGCCAAAACAACAACAGGGTTTGAATCGCTTAAATCCCACTTGCGATACGAATAGCCGGTTTGCTCAATCGTTCCGCTATCCGGCGTTGAAGAAACGCCGATCGCGGTTTCGGACAACATCGCGGGGAAACACCCCCACGGGGTATATCCGTAGCCCCGTAGCCGCAAGCCGGAAGAAAACCCGCCCCGATTTAGTCCGATCGATTGGGACGCATACATTACATTAGCACCAATGCCCAAACCAGTTTTTTGTTTGGGTAAGTAACCTTAAACGAATTTGAATCTCGCGAAACGGCTAACGCAAACTTGCCGTTGCCGTCCGTTGTCTGGATAGCAATTATTTCGCAAGGCCCGAACGAACACGATTCCAATTGGCTTACTTGCGTTGCGTCTTGACCGCTCCCCCAATTGTCTAGGTATGGTCGCGCGAAATAGTGGTCGCTATCCTTTATCCAAACCCGCGCCATTGCAAAACCGCGGACGGCAAGCGTCGCAGACGATCCGCCGGTTACGCAAACCCCCATGCGGTAATTCATGCCGTAATTTTGGTAGTTAATCGGCCCCGCGGTAAAGGTTCCACCCGCCGCCGCGGCTAAATCCGCTGGCGTAATTGTGGATTTATTTTGATAGGTGTCCGTTTCTGGCGGCGACCCCAAATTTGAAAGCGTCGCGTCAAAGGAGCCAGACCCCGCATAACCTGTGTATGGGAAAAATTGATACACAAACCCCGGCAAGAATGCTTTCGTGTTGCCGGTCGTGTTTGCTACGGAAATCGTCATGCAGGGCCAAGCATACGGACTAACGCCGCTGGCGTTGTTGTCCAGACTGCGGCCTAGTACGCGGTCGGCGGCATCTTGCGCACGGTTCCACGCGCGGGCGGAAAACGCCGCCGATATTGGTTCCCCCGGTTCAATGCGCCCGTCGTTGCGCGGCATGGGCGTTATGTTCCGATGCCAAGTTGGGAAAAATCGCCGCTTCGATACACCTTGTTAACGTAAACGTATTTAACTTTTTTGATCGGTACGAATTGCGTCGTGTCGATACTGTCTTCGTACCGGCACCATAAATATTCGTGTCCCTTTTTTTCGATGCCTTCGATCGTTCCGATTTTCTGCCCGCTAACGTTTGGCGACGCCACGAATTTAAACGAAAGCGACCACGGGCCAATGCCGCGTTGGTCGTCCCATTCGTGCGAACCGGCAGCGCCCAAAAACAAAACTTCGCCAGCCGCAAACGATCGGAACGCGGAATTGTTCGTCGTTCCCGTCAGCGCCGCAACGCCTTTGATATACGCGCTTGTGACATAGACCGAAGGAACATCGTAAGATTCCGTCCACGTTAATTGCGGGACGACAATATCTACACCGTGAACCGTAGACCCGTCTACGTTAATCGCGGAATCCATACTAGGCGCAGTTCCCGGCGGGTATTTGGTTTCCGTAGATTCCGTTACGGTCGTCGCTCCATACCGCGAAGTTAAGGTGTAACTGGCGCCGACCGCTTGCGTTATATGTTGCGTTCCGCCGGTCGTGTCGAAAGACCTTGACCGCTTTAGCGGGTCGGTTTGCGTGTCGTCGTCGGCACCATCGCGAGCATAATTAACGACAACTTGCCAAGCATCGTCGCCTAAATAGGCAACGGAATAACTTTCCGCGCGCAACTGGACGTTCGGCGCGGCGGGGTGAATCCAATATTGATTGATTCCCGAAAGTTGGTTTGTTGCTTCCGCGTGTACCACGTTATCGTCGGTTGTGCCGAAAACCTTATACGATCGCGTATGCGTGTTCGACCCCTTGCGCCCAACCCGATAGATGGTAGACGAACGGGATTCCGAATCTTCAACCCACGTTAAACCGGGCATTTGTTACGCCGCTACTTGCGGTTCCCCCATATTTCTAACACCCCTTGCCGTGTCTTCGGTCGCCTTCGCTATGCGCTCTTGCAGGCTTCCGCCAAATCCCATGCCGCCAAGATTAAACGAGGAAAACGTTCCGGCGGCTTCCACTTTCGACGCTGCAAAATCGCCAGCGCGCTTTGCCAATTCTTCGGGCGTTTCTTTCGAACCGTCCGAAGGTTTGCCGGAATTGTCTTCCGTAATCCGTTCGGATGCGTCGTCTAAAGCCTCGCCTAGTTTTTGCTCTTGTTCGGTCGTCAGCCGACCGGCTTCCCGAAGCAAATGGAATTCTTCGGCAAGCGCGCGCAATTCTTCCATTGTGGTAGCGCTGCCGATGCTGCCCCCCAAGTCTTCCGCGTGTTGCGCCCGCGCCCGCGCTTCGCGTTTATCTTTGCCGACCGCGGCCAATTCGCCTTCGGCTTGAACGGTGGCGGCGCGTCGCGCATCCGCGCGGCGCTTGTTCTCCGCTTCGCGTTCCGCCTTCGTGGCTTCGCCAGCGGCGCCCATAGCCGTCTGCCGTTCCAACGAATCCCGGCGCATCTTGTCGCCTTCGCGCTTCGCTGTTTCTTGCCGCGCTTCAACGCCGGGGCGCAACTGGCGCCGCTGTTCGGCGCGGGCTTTATTCTCGTCGTCAATCGCGGCAATGCGCTTGTCGGCATCTTTGGCGCCGGTTATTAGCGATTGCACCCGAATCCATCCCTTTTGGATGGAACCCACCAACCAATCCCAAGTAGCCATAACGCTGTTAGCAATGTTGTCGAACACGCCAAGGATCGCAGCGCCGATTTGCGTTGTGGCTAGGGTCGTCCAAATAGAATCCCAAATAATCGCGATCCCTGTTCCCATATCGGTAAACACGTTTTGGATCGACGTTATCCACGAATCGACATAGCCCATAATGGCTTCCGTTCCGCGAAGCCAACCGGCAACAAGCCCTTTCCACAAAACGTCCATAGCGCCCGAAAGATCGCCGTTCGATATGGCTTCGTAGATGCCGTTAAACGCCGTCGTCGCCGTGGCGTAAAGATCGCTAAACACAACGGCGCCATCGGCAACCGCCGTGTTAAACCCGCCAGAAATTGCGCTGGCGGCAGACGATACCAAATCCCCAACCGGGGCAAGCGCCGCGAAAATCTCGTTTTTGAACGTGGCAAACGTGGCGACCGCTGCCGCAATGGCAACGGCGATACCGGCGAACGGCAACAGGAACGCGCCAGCCGCTACCGCCCCGCTGGCAACGCTTGCCGCGGTCATTCGCGCGAAGCCCGCAACCCACGCGGCAGACGTTGCCGCAGCCCCGGCAATCATCTTGCCGACCGCGGATAAGATTGCCGCCGCGGAAAACGTCGAAGCCTTCGCAGCCGAAGCCCCCACGGACGCGATGGAACCAGCCGCCGCCGTACTAGACGCAATGGCGGTTGTGCCGATCCTAGCGACCGCCGAAGCCCCACGCGCTCCCATAACGGCTAACGCTGTTCCGCCTTCCGCCGAAGCCCGCGCGATGCTGGCGGCGGCTACCATCGCGTTAGCGACGCCAGCCGACCCAAATTTTACCAGCGACGCAATCCCCATAGCGGCGGCGCGCGCGTTTCCTTCCGCAGCCCTAGCAATGGACGCGGAAATAACGGACACGGTGGCGGCAACTTGCGCGGTCGCTTGCCGCCCCGAATTGGCTGCGGCAACGGTAAGGATGGCGGTAGATCGTGCGGCGTAATTGGCAACCGCGGCAAGCCCCGCACGGGCGAACGTCACGACCCCGGCTAGCGCGGTTCCCGTCATTGCGGCGGCAACCTTGCTACCCGCAATTATCGCTTGCCCAGCGAAGACACCAAAGCCCGCGGACAGCCGCGACAGCGCTAAGCCGCTCCGCGTTGCCATTATCAAAACGCCGCCGACCCCCTTTGTTGAAAGTAGCGCAAGGCTACCGCCAACGTGGGTAAACGAACTTCCAGCAAATAGCGCAGCCTTTGCCACCAACCCAATTGGCGACACGACCAGCGCCGCGGCTTTAAGCAATCCGCCAAACGCGAACGATGCCAGTTGCAGCGATATCCCCAATCCGGTTAGTGCGCCGCCCGCGACGATCATTCCCAATGCGAACTTTGCCGCGTTGGCTACCGCGTCTTTATTCTTAATCGCAAATTCGGTTAGACCGTTTATCAATCCAAGAATCGGCGGGATAACGCTTTTGATCGCGCCTCCAAGCGCATCCGAAATGGCGATCCCCAATCGCTCCATTGCGGCAAGAATTGAACCGGCGGCGCCGGTCAATCCGCCCATCAACTCTTTAAATTTTTGCGCTACCGGCATCGCGTTTTTCATCGCGCCGGACATTTCTTCAAATCCGGCAACGCCAACGTTGGCGAAGATGCTTGCAGCGCGGATAGCGTCGCTGCCGAAGATGCGCCTAAAAATGTCGTCCCGCGCGGCATTGTCCATCCCTTCGGTCGCCTTCGTAAGCGTCCGAATGATTTCGACCATCGGCTTTACTTTGCCGTCCGCGTTGCGGAATGAATTGATCGACAAGCCGATTTCCCGCATGGCGGCGGCGCCGTCTTCGGCTGGTGCCATAATCCGCAACAGCATCGTTTTAACGCTTGTTCCGGCGTCGCTACCCTTAACTCCGTTGTTCGCGAGAATCGCAAGCGCGCCGGATAGGTCTTGGATCGATTGGTTAGCCAGCGCCGCCACCGCGGACGACATGGAAAACGCTTGCGCCATTCCTTCAATCGACGTAGAAGACCCGTCCGCGGCGGAACTAATTGCGTTGGCGGCTTCGTTTGCGGACACGCCAAACACGTTCATAGCGTCCGACATAACGACCGCGGCGTTGCCGATATCCATTTGCCCAACCGTCGCAAACTCAATCGCGGCTTTTCCTGCGCCGCCCAAAACGTCTTCCATTTTCATGCCAGCCTTAAGCAACTCCAGCATCGCGCCCGCAACTTTCGTGGGGCCGATACCCATTGCCGCCGACATATCCATTGCGGACGTTCGAACTTGCTGCAATTCCGCAGCGGTCGAATTAGTCGAAGCCCGAATGTTTAACAACGTGTCTTCGAACTTGGCACCCGCGCGAATGCTGGCGATAAACGGCGCAGCCATGCCAAGACCAGCGGCGCCCACGCTGGCGCCAATGCCAGACATTGCGCGACCCATCTGCGAAATGCGGCGGTTAATCTTGTTCAGCGCCGCAAAAAACTTAGTCGGATCGGCGCCGATTTCAACGTAAACTTGCCCCTGCCTAACGCGACCAGCGCCCACGATTGCCCCGATTCTTTAAACGTGTTTTTGCCAATCCGGCCCGAAAAGTTTTTGCAAATCTTCGGCGGTTGCCTTTTTGGGTTTGGGCTTCGGTGCGAACGGGTGGAACGCCCGCGCGTCTGTTGCTGGTTTATTCTGCGGTTTGTTTGCGTTGTAAAACTGCGCCATTGCGGCGGCGGTATGCCACCAATCCGCATCTAACCGACCGTCGCGGGCTGCGCAAAGTTGTCGGAAAGTGAATTCGCCGGGGTGGCATCCGATGATTCCGGCGGCTTCCCAAACTGTTTTCCAGATTGTCCGATCAGCGTTTCCGCGTTCGCCGCCGCTATCTGCGCTTCCGCTCTTGCTTGCATTTCCGCGCCTACGGTGTCCATCTTTTCCGTCATCATCTGAAGCATCCGCCGTAGGCGCCGGGGGAAAAAATCAAACAGTTCCGATTCAAGCGCTTTGGTTGCGTCGTCCATCGAATCGCCGGTAAGCGAATCTAGGAATTGATCGCGGGTTAGGCTGCGGTCTGCGATTTGTTGGCACAGAATCGCGTACAACACTTCCCCCGTTTTCGTGAATTGCGACCGCAAGACCGCGAAGGTATGGCCGATCGCGTCGGCGTTTCCGATATCGAACGGAACAACCTTTTGCGTCTTCGTAACTTTGCCGTTGTCGTCTTCGGTTTCTACTTCGATTTCATGCGAAACCATATCGCGAACACGAAGCGCCGCGCCGATCGTCAGCGCCAGCCGCCACGGTCGCCCCTCTCCGTCTTTAAATTCCCGCATTAACGCAATCCTTCGCGCGTGAGTTTTCCGGTCATTGTAAAGGTAGCCACTCCGTCTATCGGGTCGCTTTCAGACACGCCGGTTAAAACCGCGGTAAAGCCCCACGAACCAGCGCCGCCCGTTACTTGAAACGAAGCGCCGCTAGTAATGTAGGAATTCGCCGCGCCCAAATCCGATGAATCGTTAAATTCGACCGTAACGGTTCGATCGTATCGTATCGGATAGACAGCGTTTTCGCGCGACCCAAATTCGTTTATCTGGATCGTTTCGACGTTGGTTTCTAACGTCACGCTGCGCGCGCTTGCGATCGTACCGCCGATTGAAACGGTACAATCCTTGCCAAGCGTAATAGCCATGCGTTAAGCCTGTTTGGCGGAAACGCTATAGGTAACGGCGCCGTCGATCGAAATGTTTTCGGTAACGGACATTACCGTCCACGAACCGCTAGCGGCGTTTGCTTCAAGGCCGGTTATCAACGCGGTTGCGTCGTGGCATTCGATTTCCCAAGTTTTTGTGGTAAACCCTGCCTTATTCTGTTTGTACCCCGGCGCACCAGCGGAACCGCCAATATTCGACCGATTGGAAATATCTACAACTTCGCAATCTTCCGTATAGGAAGCGCTGATAATGTTCGTTCCAAACGGGGGCGCCGCGGATGCGTCTTTGCCAAGCGTAACGGCCATGTTTACCTTTCTGGATTTTATTAGGTAGCGGTGCGCGAACCGGAAACGGAATAAGTAATAATTCCGTCTAGCGGCTGGTCTTGCTTAATCGAAGTGACGATATAACTTGCGTTTCCGGTTTGCGTCCCGGTAATCGTGAACGTGCCGCCGATCGTGCAACCGGGAGCGTCTACGCATTCAACTTCAATCGTTTGCTCAATCAGCGCCTTTTTAAACTTGCGGGCGGTATCCCCAAATTTCGTAACGTCAATTTCCGACGCGGAATTCGTTACGGTGCAAGTGCGCGCGTTGGCGACGCCGCTAATACTAATGTCTTTTCCAAGGGTAATTGTCGTCGTCGGCATTTATTTTTTCTCCCGGTGGCAACTACGGTATCGCAGATTTTGCAAAACGTATGGGGTTGGTGGGGGTTAACTGGCTTTCATTCTGACCGTTCCGCCGATCGTGTTTTCGAAGCATTTGGGAACCCGCTGCAACGCTGCCGCTACGTTTTTCGACCCCATGTAGGGGCGCGCGGGATATCTGGCGTTTTTCGAAATACTGGTACGTTCCCAGTTCTTCGAATTCCGAAATCCCTTGTGCGTCCAAAGGATTAACCCGCCGTTAAAGGTTTGCGTTCCGCTGCCCCCGGTGTTGGCGGCAAATCGCCCGCGGGCATCGCGGTTGCCCCGCTTAATGGATCGGCCTTGCGATTGCCGTTTAAGCGCGATATGGGCGGCGCGAACACCGATCCGCCATGCGGTTAGTTGCAGATTCCCGCCGAATTCGTGCAACTGGTTTAACCAAGGCGCCTTCCAAGGGCCAATAACAACGCTCCGCGTCGAAGCATCCCAATAATCGTAAATATCGCGGTATAGAAAACGTTTGGGCAACCAAGATTTTGCGGGTTGTCCCGGCGGTCGCGTCTTGCCGGATTGAATCGGCGTTATGTCGCGATACAACCCGCCCATAATTTCCTGCGGTTTGCCGATCCTGTTTTGCCGCCGCCACTTATTTGTTTGCACCGGAGCGCGTTGCCCGATCGCGCGCTTAGCGGCTTCCTTGACGTTTAGACCAGCCTTCGAAAGCGCGATTGCGTTTGCTTCGTTGATCGTGCGCCGTACCTTTTTCGAATCGAAAAAACCCGCTTTCATTTTGAACTGTAACCGCAACTTTGAAGCGGTTTCGAAAGACATTACGCGGCGCGGCATGGTGGCACGTTCCTTCCCGTAATGGCTAGGCGGCGTCGTTCGGAAGCGAACGAAACGTTGCCGTAATTACGGCGCGCCATGCGTTGCGTTCGTTCAGCGCGTCGTCTGGATTGAATTCAGCGGCTACCGAAACAGGGGAAGTAATGCCCGCGGGAAACGCTACCGTAGGGTAGGAATGGGAACGAATCATTCGCAGAATCGTTTCCGCTAAATCCATCATTGCGTCGATATCCGTATCGGTGGCAACGCGGCGCCCTACAAAAATATGAATCGTGTAATCGTCTTGGAATTGGGTGCGCCCGATCCGCGACGGTTCGACCCCGCCGGGGGTAACGATGATTGTTGGCGCGGTCATTTCTGAAACGTCCAGCCCCGCCCAATTGCGGCGAAGGACGGTCGTTCCGGTGATAGACCAAGACGCGGAACCAAGACCGTTAGCAACTGCGGACGCGATTTGGCGAAGGGGGGAATTCATCGTTAATTTCCTGCGGCAAAACGCTACGCGGTGGGAAAGTGGGATTTACCCACCGGGAACCGCCGTTGTGTATAAACCCTTTGGAGCGTCAAATCTGTCATATCGGAAATATTGCGCTTTCCGTTGTTTTTCAAATACGTTTACCCAAACGGCTCACGCGGGCGCGACCGGCCACGGTAT